CAGAGGTGATCTTGGGTACTATCCTTGCCTCTTCCACTGTTCTTCCTGCCTCCGTCACTGAGAGGGCAATGCGGATTCTCCGGCCGATCCTTTATTGGGTCGACGGTCCGTCAAGTTGCCCTCTTTCGTCGAAGAGATACGTCGGTCGTCCTTCCATTGGACAGATGATGGGCTCCTACCTCTCTTTTCCTCTGCTTTGTCTGCAGAACCGCATTGCGTACTTGTATGCTATGCGGGATGCAGGGCTTAGCTGGAAAGAGACGGTATCGGCCCCCTGTTTGATAAACGGGGACGACATACTTTTTCAATCGACGAAAGAAGCATCGGATGTGTGGATGAGGAAAGTTGGGGAACTTGGGCTTGAGGTCGAGCGAACAAAGACTTCTGTTGACGATGAGTACGGTTCTCTGAACAGTACTCTGTTGCGTTTTGTAGGTGGCTACCTTCGGGTCGTGCCTACATTACGCTTCGGTCGTCTACGGTCGTCTGAGTTCGTGAACTCGCTTGGCAGGGAGTTTTCCTTGTTTCTTTCAGGTGTTACCAGTAACCAGCGCTTCCGCGCAGGGTTGATCTGGTTCCGCTCAAAACTTCGCTCGTTGCGGTCAACTAGATTGACTCTTCATGAACTTGGTTTCCGAGGGACACTTGCATTGAGACTTGGAGGACTCTTCAAGTTGGCTCTTTTCGATCCTGAGCCTGTTCTGGTTCCGTCTCCGCCCGTTGGGCATGGGATTACTCTTTCTAGTGAAGAGTTTTCCCGATTGCCGGAGGAGGAGACGACAGCAGAGATCCGCCAGATGGCGGCGAGGGAGACGGCAGCGTGGAAATTTTCCGTTAGTTTCCGCGATTGTCGCGTTAAGGCGGCACTAAGGTACTGTCTCTCCCTTTCCTCCATTAGGAGGGTTGAACCTGTTTGTGGACCGGTTCGTTCCGTGACTTTCTGTGGCTCCCAGTTTTCTGGAGCTAGGTTGAGTGATGTAGACCGACGCCGAAGGCTAGAGAGAGAAGCCTTCGGACAATTACGAGAAGTCGGTGTGCGGTCTGTTGCGATTCCCGACCGTCTGCTGTTCGATCAGGACAGTTTAATTCGGGAATCGGAACCCCCCCCAACGTATGAGTGCGGTTGGTCTGAGTGCCAAACCGCGCGGAACGTCGTCGGGCCTACTATAGACGCTAAGAAATAGTGGGTGTAATACCCGTAGTTGAGTCTCGTTGACTCTCGAGGATAGCAGTTCGGCCCTCCGGGGACCACGCTGAAAGGGCACTCGCCCCACTCTCCAAAACCTTCCTAGTACCACAATCAGTCCCCTACGGGCGGCACTGGGCGTGAGTAAGACTTTGTCTGTTCACGCTGCGTCTTGTAGTTCGCCTACAACGAGCGAGGGACCAGGAAGATCAGGGGTGGAGTACGTCGCGCCGTACTAACCGCTTCCCAGTGACAATGCTGGGCTTGTGATCCTGCGATTCGGATCAGGCGTTTGGAGCGATAAGGAGTGTGTCTGTGTAAGCCGACGAGGGCTTTGCTTAGAGAGAGTGGCGGCTTTAAATCCGCGGCTCGGAAAGTAATGACGAGTAATGAGATGAGG